AAAAACAGCGATTAACACACTCATAAAATAATGAAAAAACGTAAACACCTTACGGCTTAAATACATTTGTATAGCCGCCGCTAAAAAGCTCAACATAAGCAACTGCCCCCATTGTTTAATAAATTCAACTATATCTATCCAGCTCATGCGTCTTCCTTGTGTGTTGGGTTAAGGTCTGAATATTCAGGCTCTTTAAATTCAATGCGCTGCGCTGCAGGCAAGTAATTATTAATACCTAAAACATCTTGCTGCAGTGGCACCACTTCATTGTTGTAATAGGCGCGGGTAATTTTATCTAAATCACCAAAGCCAGCACTATCACCAGACGACTGGCCGCTAAGTGCTTCTTGTGCGCGGTGCATACTGAGCATGTCGTTAAGCGTAATTTTTTTAATGCGCTCAAATTCGTCTTTAGTTGATATGTCGCCAACGGGCGTTATCTTTATCGACTTTTCAGCATCGGCCTTATTACTGCGGAAATTAAAAAACAAACTTCTAAAATTACCCACGCCTTTGCTATCGCGTATGGCATTTTTAAGTGCTGTTTCATCGGCATCACTTAAGTTCGGGTCGGCCATTGAGAATATAAAACCCATGTGCGCGCCGTTCTTGTAATAGCGGCGTCTAAATAAAGTGGCATCTTCATTGAGTAAGGCTGATTGAATACCCCCGTAATACTGCGGTATGCCGTAAATACCTTGCGCTGGGTCGTACTCTTTTACGTGAATAACTTCACCTGCATTAAAGTAAATAGGCTCATGGCTGCGATTACTTATTTGTGCATATACGCCGCGCGTATCGGTATAACGCATAGTCAGTGCAGGCAAATGGCGCAGCTTAATGACCTGCCCAAATAAGTTTTTAATAATCTGCAAATAGGCGTTACCACTCCACAGCAAATCAAAGGCAAACTTACTAAGCGCTTGATGGCTTAACAGTGGGTTAGGTTTATACCATTTTAAAATCATGTTGCGCTTAAAGTAGAGAATGGGCCCGTGCTGGGCATTAACGCGCAGCAGCTTTACCAAACCTTGTAAACTTATTGGCGGTGCATAAATGCCGTTGCTATCACTAAATACCCCAATGTAATCAGTTAGCCGGTTATCTAAACACGGCTCAGGATCGCCAAAGCTAAACGAATCGGTAACCGCTGTTCGTTGGTTATAGTTAGGCGCATGGCCGTTACTTACTTGTAATCGTGGTTTCATTAAGCTGCAATTCCTACAGAGGTTTGGCGGCTGTGGGCATTGCCGTCCAGTGGTTCAAATTTCATAGCGTGCATAATTGCCCACGCAATATCGGCATGGCCTGTGGTCGCGGTGCGGTTTGTGGCATAGGTAATTTGGTCGCCAACCACTTTACGGCGAATATTTATAAACGAGCTGGCAATATTTACTGCGTCCTGGTCAAACTCAAAACGGCGGTTTTTAATTACGTTAATCGCCTTAATAACCAGTTGGTTTTTAATAATTGGGTTGTAATGTATTGGCTCGGCGTTAGGGTAAAATTTAGTGATCATCTCCCATACACCATAACCAATGCCGGTGGTATCAACACCAATGTGTTGCACGTTGTATTTTTCGGTGAGTAGTTTTATCTCGCTGGCCATCGCTTCAAAGTCATTACCGCTTAAATCGACTGCTTCAAGTAAACGGAACTTTTCGCCAGGCTTCATCGGAGCACTTAACACAGCAACGCTTGCTTTATCACCAAAGCGGGCGGGGTCAAAGCCAATTACCACAGGCTTTAATGCAAACGGGCGTTCGCACTCTAAATCAAAATCATCCCATTTAGTTGAGTCGCCAACACAGGCCATAATTTGTTTAAGGTTAAATGCACTGTGGGCATCATCAATAAACTTACACATAAACAAGTTATTAAACTCATCCGTGCTGTATTCGTTTTCAAGTACTTCAATATCAATACGGTCAAAGCCACTTTTAACCACATCGTGCACGGTGAGCATTTGCCGCCAAATACCATCGTCACACAACAGGCCATGCTTTAAGTTTTTATGGCGAACATCAATGGCAAATTCAGGGTCGTTACAGGCTTTGGTTTTTCTGTACCATTTACCGTTCCAATGGTCGTACGCTTCATGACTGGTAACACTTGGCGTACTAAAGTAGGTAATACGCAAATGCTTATGCGTTGCCATGGCCTGTGCCAAACCGCGCAGCGTTTTATAGTTTGGTATCCAAAACACTTCATCTATATATAAGTCGCCGCTTTCCGACTGAGCCGTGCGCGCATTGGTACTTTTAAATATCAGCTTAACCGTTTTACCGCCGGCTAAATTAAGCACCATGGGCGAGCCGGTTAATTCAATATTAAAATGCTCACGGCACAGTGCCACAATATTAGCTTTAAATACTTCGGCTTGGTCACGGCTTGCCGATATAAATATTTTATTACGGCCATTTACCACAGCATCGTAAAACGCTTCAAACGCAAAATAGAATGTGGCACCAATTTGACGAGGTTTTAAAATAAAGCGACTGCGGTAGTCTTGGTTTTCAAACCAATGTTTTTGGTGTGGGTAAAGTAGCTTGTCTTTAAGCTCGTTGAGCATATCAACGGTAATGCCAGAGCAATCGTTTTTCTTTTTCTTCTTCGACTTTTTATTGCTACCGCCTCCATTATTGTTCCCCGCATCATCATTACTGGCACGTTGTTTAGGGGCAGGAACAAGCTTACTTTTATTAAGTGCGCATAATTGGCGGGTGCAAAAATCTAACTCTTTGTAGTCGGCATCGGTTTTATCTTCTTTATCGGCCAGCACATTAATGCGTTTGCTGAACGCCATTTCAGCATTATAGCTTGGGCACATATCCTCCCACTTACCAGCCTCAGCCCAACGGCGAATACTACGCGCACTCGGCATATCGTCAAGCTCGGCAATTTCATCCACCGTATAGCCCTCAACAACATACAAGTCTTGTGCTTTTTTGCGTATTTCTGGTCCGTAGTTCGCCTTCATAATGCACCGCGTTAATTAATCCATAGCGGCAGTGTATTAGTAATAAAGCGCGTAATCTGTTTGTTAAAAACCTGTCATTTCCTAAAAGCTAAATATAGGAATTTCAAAAAGTTAAACCGTTGGAAAGGATTAAAAAGAGGGTGCAAACTGCAATTACTTTAAAGCAAAACGCTTAACTAAAAAACATTTTTAAAAGGTTTGTTATATGCCAGGTCAACTACGTACAAAACCACTTTCTATTGCAGCCGTTGGCATGACCGTTGACGGCCGCGAAATAACCGAGCAAGACGTAGCCGACATAGTAGAAACCTACAACCCGCGTAAATATGGCGCACGTATAAACCTTGATCATGAATTTAACTGGTCAGGCTGGGCCGCTAAAAACCTACACAATGTTGATATACCTGGCATGTTGGGTGATGTAGAAAGCGTTGAAGCATACGAAAACGAAGAGGGCATTGTATGTTTATACGCTGTACTTGCCCCAAACCAAAGCTTTGTACAGCTCAATAAAGCAGACCAAGCCGTATATTTCAGTATCGAAATAAGCCGCGATTTTATGGGCTCTGGCAAAACCTACCTAACCGGCTTAGCAGTGACCGACTACCCAGCAAGTTGCTATACCGACCGCATTCATTTCAGTAGTAAGAGCAAAGCAGACGACACGGAAGTCGCCTTATTAACCGTTGATTTAGGGTCATGTGAGCCAATCGACACACCTAAAAAACCCTTTTTTAAACGACTATTCGCAAAGGAAGAATCCGACATGAACGAAACGCAATTAGCCAATGCATTAAAAGATGCACTCGGCACACCGCTTAGCGAGTTTGGCCAAAAGCTTGACGGCCTAACAGCAAAGCTTGATTCATTCTCAACCACCAACGTGGAAGCCGAAGACGAAACAACCCCGCCAGCCGAAGAATCAGCGGAGCTTACAAAGCTTAAAGAAGAGCTATCAAGCACAAAAACAGCACTGGACGAACTAAACGACAAGTTTGCCAAAGCATTAAAAGCACCTGCGGGTGATACCACCGACGCCGACGATGAACCCGAAGGCGACGAAGGCAAATACAGCCAGTTGCTGTAATTGCATTCACTCTAACTTAACTTAGCAAAACGCAGGAAAGAACATGAAGACCAAAACTAAACAGTTATTTGTAGCAGTACTTGCAGGCATGGCAAGCAACTACGGTGTTGCTTCAATGAGTGAGCAATTTAACGTAGAACCAACAACTGAACAGCGCTTATACGATGCAACGTATGAGTCAGCTGAATTTTTACAGATGATCAACACAGCGCTGGTAGACGACATTGTTGGCCAGTCAGTGATCATGAGTGTAGACGGCGGCGTGACAGGTCGAGCAGGCGTTGAAACTGACGACACCAAAGAGCGTAAAACTCGCGATGTATCAAAGCTCGCTAAGCGCGAATACCGTTGCTACCCGGTTGAGTGTGACATTCACATCACATGGAACAAAATGGACCAATGGTCAAAGTTTCCTGATTTTCATCAGCGTTACCGTAACCATGTGCGCCAAGCAATTGCACTCGACATTATTAAAATTGGCTTTAATGGCACATCAGCGGCCGACACAACCGACATTACAACAAACACCATGCTGCAAGACGTAAACATTGGTTGGTTACAACTGTTACGCCGCGATGCGCCAGAGCGTGTAATTACCGAAGGTGCTGTAACTGACGAAATTCGCATTGGTGCCGGTGGCGATTACGAAAACCTAGACCAAGCGGTGCACGATGCATTGCAAGGTATTCCAGTTCATAAGCGTGTAAACATGGTGGCCATCATTGGCGACGAGCTGTTAGCGAATGACAAAAACAAGCTATACGCCAAACAAGCACACACGCCAAGTGAAAAAACCAAAATTGAGTTACAACAGGTGATTGACACTTACGGCGGCCTAGCTAGCTATAAAATTCCGTTCTTTCCAGAGCGCGGCATTTTAATTACCAGCTTTGAAAACCTAAGCCACTACGTGCAAGCAGGGTCAACCCGCACCCACGTAGAAGACAACGCCAAAAAGAAACGTGTTGAAGACTACCTATCACGCAACGATTGCTACTACGTCGAAGACCTTGAAAAAGCAATGTACTTTGAGTCTGCAAACATCAAGTTACCAAACAGCGCAGGCGACGCCTGGGTATAAGTAACATTCCCAATTAGCCGCCCTTTTCCCTAGTTTCG